AAGAGACTGGTGAGATTGAACCTCTTGGTCCTAAGCACAGTGAGAAACGTAAAGCAGAAACTAAAGACACCCATGAGCAGGGGTTCCTTACAGAAGACGGTCGTTTCTTAGATCGTAAAGAAGCTGTTGATCAAGCTAAGAGTACTGGTCAGATCCCTGAAGATCACAAGCTTCAGATGCCTGACGATGGTCTACACAGTGGTGATTTGCGTAGTGCTGGTGATGACCGCTTTAAACTGGCTGATGTTCCTGCTTCTATTGAAGGTATTCCTGTTGTTCAAACAACCGATATTGTTCGTAAAGCAACTGGGGATAAAATTGGTGCTAAAACTCGTCGAGATTCAGAGGGTAACCCACTTCGTATTGATATAAACCCAGATCTTTTATATCAACAGTTTGAAGACAAACCTTGGACTCAACCAAAAGTAGAAGGTGTAGAACCTTTACCAGAAGATGCGTTTAAGACTCCCCAAGAGTGGATTGACTTTGCTATTCAACACGAAGCAGAGCACGTTAAAACTCCCCGTGTAGAAGGTCAAGACAAAGGTGCTTACGAAGATCAGACTAACAAAGCTGCTCTTAAAACATTAGCAGAGAAAAAGGCTAGCTCATCTGGTGAGCTACCCCCCGAGCCTCTTAAAGAAACTCCTGTAGATCGCACTAAAACTTCTCCTCGTGATGTTGCTACTGAGCAAGAGATGTATGACATTGCTGCAGACATCTATGCCAAACATGGTGAAGTAGATGCTGTTAAGTTCTTTGAAGGATTTAAAGAGTATCAGAAGTCTTGGTTAGAGCCTGTTAAGGAAACCGAGAAGTTTGTTGGTATGAATATCAACAACAAAATGGCTGATGCTCGTATCATTCACAACGAAGCTAAACGGATGGCTGAAGCTATCCCTGATGCTGCTCGTAGAGAAGCTATTGCAGAAGCTGTTGACAAGGGTGATCTCTCTGGTCTTAGCCCAGAAGAAGTTAAGGTTGCTGAGAAGTACCAAGAGCTTGTTAAAGCAATTGGTGATAAAGCTGTCGAAAAGGGTGTTGTTAAGGGTCTGCTTGAAGACTACGTAACCCACATCATTGATTGGGCTGGTGCTCCCAAAGGTGCTCGTGAAGAGTTTATCCAAGCGTTACTAGGAACACCTAGTGAGGCTGGTGCTATGCGTGGCATGACCACCGAGTCTAAGTTTGGTAAGCAACGTGTCTTTAAAACTTTTGCTGACTTAGAAGCCTTCATCAACGAAGCTAACTCTCGTATTGCTGCTAAGGGTGACAGTCAGTGGCGCTTACAGATTAAAACCAAAGACATTGCAGAGATCTACAAAGAGTACGCAAGCTCAATGCAAAAAGCAATTGAGAACAAAACCCTTGTGGATAACTTAAAACAAGTTCGTAATGTTAACGGTGAGTCTTTAATCCGTGAAGTGACTAAAGAGCAAGCTAAACCAGAAGGTTGGGAGATGATGGAGAGTCCCCAGTTTGCTGGCTATGCCGTGCATCCTGACCTAGTTGCTCCATTGAAGTTTGTGTTTGACTCTGGTCCTGGTGACTTGATGAAAGCTTTAGGGACTATCTCTCAAGCTGCTAAACGCATTAACGTTATCGGATCGTTCTTCCACGCTAAGTCTCTGTTAGAAGTTATCTCTAGTACAGGCATTCCTATTTGGACTCCTGCTAAAGAGTTAGCTCTTAGTGCTGGTGATAAGTTACTAGGAACAAAGAACGCTGCTATCACTAAAGCTCTTGATCAGTTCCGCAATGGTGGTCTGGGTGACAGTACTGACAAATGGATTCGAGAAGGTGGTCTTCAGTTAGAGATGCCTGAAGATGTATCTCAAGGTCTACTTGCTGCAGGTGGTAAGTTTGCTGATCAGATGATTGCTAAGTTTGGTCCTCGTACTCGTATCCTTGAGAAGTCTTTGAGTGCTACTGAGAAGCTTACTCTTGGTTTGTTTGATAAGTTTACCTGGGACTACTTGCACACTGGTGGCAAGCTAATGGTTGCAGAAGGTTACTTAGAAAAAGCTCGTATCCAAGCTGCTAAAGAGGGCAAACCATTTGATGAGACTAAAGCTCGTAAAGAGATCTCTAACTTTGTCAATGACTCCTTTGGTGGTTTAAATTGGTTTGAAGCTGCTACGTCTGCTCGTACTGAAATGGGTAAACGTATTGCTATGGCTGCATACAACCCTGCTGGTCGTAGAGCATTGCAGTTAGCATTGTTTGCTCCTGACTGGACTATCTCTACTCTCCGTGCCTTTACTGCTGCTCTGCCTAAAGACCTTAACCCAACTAAATGGCAACCTGTAGAAGGCATTAAGGGCATGATGGCTCCTACAACCAAAGCAGACTACGCTAGGTTGTATCAGTTTAAGACTGCTCTGACTTACTTCACCTTGTTGAATGCTATCAACATGATGACAGCTAACAGACCTATCTGGGAAAACAAAGATGCAACTCGCATTGAGTGGCCTGATGGTACGTCTATGCAAGCTATGAAGCACGCTATGGAACCGTACCACTGGATTGCTGATCCAGATAAAACCCTGTCTAACAAGTTAGGGTTTATACCTAAAGCTGCTATTGTTGGTATTGGTGGTTTGGAGTACGCATCTCCTGATGCCCCTAAACTAGTTGACCGTAGTGCTGTTGGTAGATTAGAAACTGTAGGTAAAATGGCTGTGCCTTTCCAAGTATCAGCAGCTAGTACTGCTCCTGAAGGAGAAGGTGCTAAGAGAGCGTTACTGGGAACATTAGGCTTCCCCATCTATGGTGGCACTGCCGAACAACGTAAACAACAAAGAGCCGAACGTGAGAAACAACTTAAAGAAGCTGCTAAACGTTACAAAGAGAAGGCTAAGGAAAAAGGTTGGGATCAACAATGAAACTTCTAATCATTGACCAGTTTGACTGTGGCTTCTCTATGGACTTGGCTATCAAGTCTGCTGCTTATGGTCATGAAGTACGTGTGTACATGCGTAACAACTTTGATGGTAGTCGCTGTGAGAACGGTGATGGTATGGACTGTTTCAAGAAGGTAGCTGATTGGGAATCCAGTATGAACTGGGCTGACCTTATCTTTGTTACTGATAACAGTCGTTACATTCAGAAGCTTGAAAGCTATCACCGTAAGGGCTACCCTATCTATGGTTGCAATGTAGAAGGTGCTCGTTGGGAACAGGATCGGGAGTACGGAGCCGCTGTTTTTGAGAGAGCTGGTATCCCAATTATTCCTACCATGAAGTTTTCTAAATACGATGAGGCTATTTCTCACGTTCTTAGTAACAAAGACAAACGCTTTGTGTCTAAGCCTATTGGTGACGGAGACAAGGCTCTTAGCTACTGCTCTAAAGACTGGCGAGACATGGTGTTCATGTTGAACAAGTGGAAGAAGAGCAACGCCTATGACGGTGACTTTGTTCTCCAAGAGTTCCACGCTGGATCTGAGATGGCTGTTGGTGGTTGGTTTGGTTTAGGTGGTTTCTCTAAACACTTCCTTGAGAACTGGGAGTTTAAGAAGCTAATGTCTGGTGACTACGGTCCTGCTACTGGTGAGCAAGGTACTGTTATGCGTTACACCCAGAAGTCTTTGTTGGCTGACAAGGTTCTTAAACCCCTTGAAGACTTTCTTCACGGCATTGGTTACTCTGGCTACATTGATGTCAACTGTATCATTGATAATAAGGGTAATCCCTGGCCTCTAGAGTTTACTACTCGTCCTGGTTGGCCTCTGTTCCAGATCCAACAAGCTCTTCACATTGGTGATCCTGTGCAGTGGATGCTTGACTCTCTTGATGGTAGAGATACTCTTAAGGTTAAAGAAGACATTGCTTGCGGTATTGTTGTATCTCAACCTGATTATCCCTATAGCAACGTTAAGAAGAAGGAGAACACTGGGTATCCTATCTTTGACTTGACTATGGAAGATGCTACTAAGAACATCCACCTGTCAGAAGTTAAGATGGGTTTTAGTCCTGGTAAAGACGGTAAAAACACCGAGCCTTGCTTGGTGACTGCTGGTTCTTATGTGTTGACTGTCTCTGGTGTCGGCAAGACTGTTGATGATGCTAAGTGCAAAGCATACGATACGTTCAAGAAGAAGATCCACATGATCAACTCTCCTATGGTACGAGACGACATTGGTGAAAAGCTTGAGAAGATGTTGCCTGAACTGCAAAAGAACGGCTACTGCAAAGACGTTAAGTACAAGTAATCATGGCTAACCCTAACACCCCCATACCACAGTCTCCCATTGGGGAAAACTTTCAGTGGAGAGATTGGTTCCAAAGACTTAGTAACCGAGTCTATGGATCGCTGTCTACTCAGAACTCTAACGGAGTAGACATTACTGGTGGGACTATTGACAACACAGCTATTGGATCTAAGACCCCCTCTACGGGGTCTTTTACTAGCTTAAAGCTAGGTGCTCCCCTTGATGTTGA